TTTTACAGGTAGGTAACCGAGTAACCGAGTAACCCTGACTTTCTCATATAGGGAAACTTTTATACTCAATATATGCATATAAATACTCAAATATATATATGCAGAATCAAAGGTTACCTAGGTTACCCGGTTACCTTTTGGACGAATTGTTTGTTAATCAAACACAATATCGTCTGTAATCTCAAAATCATCATTACAATTCACGAATCCTTTTGGAATTTCATCAACAATTTTCAAAAACACACATTTGGTGACAATTCCGTCAAGTTTCTTTGCTTTGGTCGGATAACCTCTGCTGTCGGTTTCCACAAGTCCCTTCTTAACAGCCCATGACAAGAATGCTTTCCTTGAAAATCTTCCGATTTTGCACAGATCATCAAATGCTGCACTATAGATTATTGCGGTTGATGTCTTCTCTACCGGGTCATTGTCAATAATTCCCCACCTTTCTGTTTTTATATCCGGGTTATCATCGAATTTAATTCCGTTCATGGCAATCTTATCAAGCACGAACCAGTAAGCGCGTTCGTTTTCAGATACCATTTCTTTCTCTGTCAGAAGATTCTTGGCCGTCTCAATGTCAATGTACTGGCCATCATGGAACAGCTGATCTGTCGCGATTTTATCTGCTGCCAGGATAATACTCATTGATATGCTTTGCTTCTGCATCTTGTCATCGTCTTGTATAAGCCCTTGATAGTGCCTTTGAAGGGATTTTATATCATCAATGGACATTTTCTTAACTGCATTCACAAAATCAATTCCTGCGTACCCGTAGTTCTTTTTAAGCGTATCTGCGGTAAGCTGCGGGTCGTCAAATATCTTTTCAGAGCACTCAACCTCGATGATTCGGTTAATCGCTCCGCCCTGGCTGACATATCCAGCAAGCGGACGCTCACCATTGGTCAGAATGCAGTTCTGCCAGCGATTCTCCCGATTAACACCCAGTTCCTTGTTGGAACGGCTCTTTCCTTTTCCAGAACACAGGTCGTACACAATTCCCTCGAAATTATCCCGGATTTTAGCCGACACCTTTGAAGTATCGTCCAGAATCAGTGGTAAGTTGTTGAGCATATCGGATTTTGCTTCCAGGGCCACATCTGTTGTCTTGAAGTCTCCTATATATCGTGATTCGCCTGGATTCGCCCAGACAGAAGCTCCCAACATAAGCGTCACAGTCTTACCACCCTCAGTTTCTCCCCATAAGTCCACAAAGAACGGAAGGGCACCGACCAGTTTAATTAGAATGCTTGCAAAACTTGCAGCCAACATGATTTTAGGCTCTATTCTTCCAGTGGCACGAACTTTCTTCACGTGTTCATACCATTCTGTTCTGCTGCCACCTACGCTGATACTTTCGTACAGTTGTCGGAACCTCATATCTCCATCGAATACAATATCCTTGTCATAGGGAAGGAAATAATCCCTGATCCACCCAATTTTGCTGGAGGAATACTGAATGTTGATATAATCGTCATTTGCATTCTCAACGTCTGACAGATACCGCACAAGAAACTTCGCATTTTCTGAAGTTACTGAAATCCCAAGCGCAGATAAGCCAACGATTTTAGTGGATGACGCAACCATAGTTTTTGGCACAATAACCTCGGACCATTTATTATTCCTCTTATAGATTAACTTTATCTGTTCTTCCCCGGTCTCCAGATTCTTCATTCGTTCAATCGGAAGAATAGGATGATAACAAGCTATAATATCCGGCGATCCTGGATTAGTATTTGATATTCTGATCCCATCATCGTCCGCTATCCAGTTGAGACATTTCATTCTGTCATATTCGCAATCAGAGAAATTAGTCCATTGGTCTAGCATAGAAACAGCCTTGCTACTTTTTTCTTTTTCAATCATCTGCTTCTGTACTTTCGTATAAGCCTTCAGCAAATCTTCAAATTTTTTCTTTACGCCAAGCTCCTTGGCTCTGTCCAGAAGAGTCAGCGTAAGACGTGCCTTGTATATCTCGTCTTCCTGACTGAATATCTCGTCAAACACTTCTTCGTCCAGAATGGAATCCTTCGTGAGCTTGTTTATCATTTCCACTTTTAATCACCTTCTTCCAGTCCTGTTATAAATCCATGGTGATATAGTTCAAGCTGTAACCTGTTCCATGCTTCACACCATCCGTCAGACAGTGGTTTTACCCTGTCAAGGATAGCCCGGTAGAAATCTATATCAGACAAGCATTCTTGCAGCTCGGTCTTTTTCTTCTGTTCTTCCTTCTGCCGCATTTCCATCTGCTTCTGATGGTGATATATTGCCATTCTGGAAGAGAAATCTGGTTTCTGGTAAGTTCCACCAAGTATGGTAAAAGCTGTCTTAAAATCGCAATTATCCATGTTCTGAACGAATGTAAATATGTCACCTGTTGCCCCACAGCCAAAACAATAATAGCTGTCTTTATAGATTTTCATAGATGCAGTACGGTCGCCGCTATGAAAGGGGCACTGTATAAAGCCGGCTCTGTTTGGAACCATGCCATATCTATTCAGGACATCTCTCATACTGTTCTGCTGCTTAATTTCTTCTTTCGTCATGTCAGCAACTCCACGATTCGCCGTCCAGTCTCTTCTTTTGTACAGAATTCAAATCGGACGCCGTATTTATCTCTGATCGTGCAAAGAGATTTATATAGCTGGCAGCCGTCAACAGCCTTGTCAGATATCACAGTCTTTACTCTCTTGCCACTTACAGTTCTCCAGATAACTTTATGTTTTCGGGGATTCTCCCAGAAATATACATCACCAACAGATTTAATATCTGGACCATGCTCGCATAGGATAATCAACTGAATACCTGCTTCACGCGCTCTGATAAGCTCTGCTTTGAATCTTTCATGCTGCTGGCAGACATCGCTTATAAGCTCTTGAAGTGAAAATTTTGTGTCTATACAGATGCTTTGGTCAGTTGGCAAGGTGTAATCCCCTACCCAAAGCTTTGTTCGTTTAACCACTATTCCATGATTCTCAAAATACTCATGTTTTAATTTATGTTTCCTTATCTGCTGTCTGGTATCTTCCAGAATTATCATCTTCATACCTCCATAAAAATCCTTTACATGATTTCTGTTTCCCAGAACAAACGCTTCCAATATTTTGCGAAAAAGCACCAACAGATTCTGCTGCTTCTTTAACAGAATTAAATTTATTCAATTCTGTTCCGTTCAAATCCATTTGTATAACTGAACGCTTTAACGCCGTATCTGACATTCTCTTTATTCTCTCTGCTGAAAATTTTCTTCCTACTGCTTTTTGACTTATTTTCCTCTTTGCTTCTTCTGAATGATGCTTTCCGAACATAGGATTGTTTTTTCCACACATATTTCTTTGCTTCACTGCGTTCATGTAAATTTTTCTTGATTCTGGATTTTTCCAACGTTCTTTCATATTTTTTGAAAATAATTCTTTGGTTTCTTTCGTGTGGATTTTATCGCCTTTATGTTTGCTTGGTCTATGTGTGCCAAGATTTGATTGTCTTAATGCTTCAATATGGCTTTCCGAGAGTTTTCTTCCAGCGCAATATGTATTACCTGACATTCTTTCTTTTAAATTGCTTAAAAACTGTTCGGAATGTTCTCCGAAATGCTGTCCTCCGTCTTTTGTGTTATATCCATACAGAGTATCTTGCGTACTATATTTTTCTATCAACGCTTTTTCGATTTCCATAGCCATATCTTCTTTTAGATTTGATACCAAAACTATGTGTTTTATATTATCCCAACCATATTTTAATATCGCTTCATACATTGCTTTTTGATTGCGATATCCTCCACCGCTACGCCATCTTTTTTTAGGTTCCTGTCTCGTTGCTCCAATATACAGTTTTCCATTTGGGAAAACATGAACATATACCGAATAATTCATATTCTCATTCCTGTTAATTGAACGGAAGTTCTTCGTCAATTCCATCTGGAATACTCATAAAGTCAGTACCTGCCGGATTCGCTCCCATGATAGCTTCTTCCTTCAGATGATCGTCATAGGCTTTCGTGGTGCGCTCTTCTGGGATGTCCGCATCCTTAATTCCTTCAATACTGCGGAACCATGCAAGTTTGTGACGTTTTACTTCTCTGTTGTCGTACCAGTCTTTCTCCAGACGAAAGATGCCACCGATCAGCTTGCCTTTGAACTGCTGCCCGAAGTTATCTCCCCACTTAACAGCAAAGCCCGGATTTGACTTTTCTACGCATGTAATAAATGTTTTAAGATTACGAACGCCATAGTCTACACTCTCGTCAATAACCATATAGTTAGTGCCGGCATTCGGATATTTCTTGTCCGGACGAATGTCATTTTCAAACTGCTTCATAAAGTAACCCGCCTGTTCGTCTCCTTCTGCGAAATCAAACAAGATAACAAGCATATCAAGCCCGCCCTGGGATTTTTTATCTGACACCTGTTTAATCACCATTTTGTGACCGCCAAGCTTAATTGGTTCAAATTCTCCTGCTGCCTGTGTTGTATCGTAATTCTGCGGTTTTAACATTTTGATTCCTCCTTAAAACAAATTATTTTTTTGATGCAATCTGACGGAACAATTTCTGTCTTATCGCAAAATACGATTGTCGTTCCGTTATTGTCTGCTTTTACAATGTTGATAAGTGATGAATTATCCGTATCTCCCATAAATGCCGGGAGATAAAACAAATGATATTCTCTTACGTCTCCATATTTTTCCGACACATAGTGAACGGAATTATTAATCTTTGAAACTATAGAGTTTAAATTTGAGCGGGTTTTTGGTTCAATTTTAATCAAATGCTCAAAAGAGCATTCCCCTTTGTATTCATCAATGATTGTATTTAATTCTATTGCATATTTAAAACAATAGTTAATTACTTCCGCCATCTTCATTTCCTCCTAATTCATAATAATCTCTGATAACCTTGTCAACTTCTGCAAGGTCGTTATCAATAGTTAAACTGTCAAACATCCCGATCGGGGACTTGCTTACTGCTCCCTGACTTGCTTGAGTGACAAATAAATGTTTTCCACTTTCTTCAATGCAACGAAGGACAATAGTAAACATACCTTCGATGCAAACTTTTTCATCCAGAAGCTTACCAATTGTCTTAGGCTTTACTTCTCCAGAATCATCCTTTTCTTCATGCATCATAAGGTAAACAATTTTATTCTGCGGTACTTTTGTTACAATAAACTGGATAAGATTCCAAAAATAGTCTCCAATATCATTGTACAGAGAAAATACTGCATTACCTTTTCCAGCAGAAGCGTGTCCCTTCATGAAATGATTCGTAATAAGATAACCTGCATCATCAATTACGATTGACTCTGCTTTTGATGCAATCAGGCATTTCATTACCTGCTGGTAATCATCTGTAAACCATCCGTCAATCTTTCCTTTGAACGGAAGCGGCTTATTTAATACTCTGATAAGGTTCCAATCGGAATTCTGACAGTTTCTAAGACTAGTACTTTTGCCGGATCCAGATTTTCCAATAATCAATACTGGTGTTGCCATTGTTATTCCTCCTTGTCATAAACCACATGCTTGCTGCCCTCAACGATCAGCAAACTTGCAATATCTTTCATTGATATGGTTGATTCGTTATAGATTTCAACCAGTGCGTTGTATGCTTCCGGTGATACTTTTACAACCGGGTTATCCTTATCGGTTGCCGGCTGCTTCTTCCTTGCCGGAATACGGATTTCAAATTCACTCATTGATACTTTCCTCCTTGTACGATTTCTGAGCCGCTAAAAGCCCATTTAGTGCTTGCGTGTAACTTGCCAATGTCCTCGCCTTGTACTGTTCCTCTATTGGATTATCTGGAACAATAGCAAGCTGAGTGTCAATCAATCTAACAATCTCATTAATGCGCTCTTCCATGTTTACACCGCCTCAAAAAAGCAATACACATCGTCTGAGCCATCCCCTCTCACCGGATTTTTTTCGCCATTTGAAAATGTCCCGCCGGCACAGTGATATTCGAGGTGATTCAGATACATGTCCGGATTTTCCCAATCAAGAATGTACGCTTTACGCCTGTTCAGCTCCGTCAGAAGCTCGTTCACCGTTGCTATCAGTTCCATTGTCGGCAGAAGCTTCAGCTCCATCTGATTCAGCATTTAACGGACACCTCCCATCTATTAAGAGTCTAAGAAGATGCTCTTTTGCAAGCTTGCACTGCTCGGCTGATTCCTCTTTAAGCAATTTATTATCAAAATAGATTGAATAAATGCCATCCATTTTCTTTTTAGGCTCCCACTTTGAATTCGTAATGCAGATAATGCAAGCATGTACATGCGAAGTGATGTCAAACGAAACAAAACAATCTGTTTCGTTCGAAACTCTCCACGCTAATTCAAAAAGCTCTTTGATTTCTTTTTCAAACATTTCCATTCTCCTTTCTTAAAGCAGTGCTAAATACGTAAACAGTGCGAATACGATACTTGCCAGGATCTGCTGCAAGTTCTTCTCCCACATCCACACCGGAAGAAAAGTAAGCAGAATCCCAATAATCGCACTGACTACGATATCCTTTCTATTTTGTCTAGGTGATTTCATTCTTTTCCCTCCAAAAAGAAAAAGATTACAGACTGTAAGCAATATACCAAAAGATATTAGTAATGATTAACAGCGCGGCAGTCAAAAGCCATGCACTGAACCACTTCTTAGTCTCTCTCTTTGCTTTTTTCACGATTTCGGTAGCCAGCATTGTTTCCAAATCGTTCCATGTAATCTTTTCGTTGTTTGTTGCATTTTTTTTGTTTTCCATATTATTTTCCTCTCGCTTATATTGACTTTTTAGCGGATAGAGGATTATAATTTACCTGTATCCACTAAGGTTGGTTTAGTGGCTTACTGCTCCGGGGTGGAGGTGTCGACTCCCTCCGGGGCGCTTATGCCAAATTTGCTTCTTTTCTTCTGTAATAGTCCAAGATAATTCTTGAGCATTCATCGACAATCTTCTGATTGTCTTCCGGCGTATTGTCTTTGCAGTAATCATCATGTATTCTGATTACCCCAGACCCCATTTTGATTGTTTTGATTACTGCCATTGCAATTCCCCCTTCTACGATAGATTATGATGCTTCTTCTATTTTGCTTCTTCTGCAAAATGTTTCTCCATTAAATATTCCTTATATTGGATTGTTATTTGATTTCTACATTTGGAATAATTCTTTCCGGATAGAAAACTAATTCATAGTGATATTTGTCTACTGTGTTCGGCTCTGTTTGCTCCATTACATAACAGGTCCAGTCGTTCAAGTAGATGTAATCCTTGAAGTATGTATCCTCACCTGTCTTGACAGTCATTACAAGCTCATTGCTACTGTTATTGCTAAGAGACATATACCCCTCTGCCTGCAACATGATAGTGTCGGTTCTGGCATTAGTTACGGTGATTTTTCGATACACATTGAACTCATCCGCTTCTTTGTTGAGGTTGTAATTTACTGTACTTGCTGTTGAGCAAGCAGTAACGCTTGTTGCCATGATCCCGGCTAATAAAACTGCTGTTAATTTTCTTTTCATTGATAATTTCCTTTCTTATTTCTTCTCAAATAATGTCTTGCCATTCAGATTAGCTCGAAACTCATATTTATGATTTTGATATTGACTCTCTTGAAGAATCTGGGATAAAATGTCGCTTGGAGAAACCAATTGACATGTAAAAGTAGCTTGCGGACATTGAAGTTGTGACTCAATATCTGATATTCTCTTTTCAAGAGAACGGATCTTTTTACTGGTTGATTTTTTCACGCCTTTCTCCTTTCTGCTGATAAAATTTCGTGTTATACTCTCCTTTGGAAAGGAGGAATTTGCTATGCCCGATAATTTTGGTTTAAGTTACAGTGAACTTTCAGAAATCCGTACTATCAATCCAGAACTGGCAGCACACAATATTGCTTTAGCTTATATCCAAGCAACTGTACAAGTTAATAAATTAAACAGCGAAGATGAAGTTGATTCTTCTGATGTACTGTCACTGTCCAACCAGTATGTACAAGCCTATAACTATGCTTATAATTTTGTCGTTCATGAAAATAAGATTATAAACGAGGCTGAATAGTATTTATTAAGGTGTCTGGACTCCGCTTATACATTTCTTCCATAACAGAGTCCAGATGCTTACGGGCAACTTTGCTTTCTGCGATTGTCAATTCTCCCATTGCCATTACGCAATTTTCTACTGCCTTGAGAATCTTTTCCTTATCATATCCAAGCGTCTCTAAAGCATAGTCTGTAAGTCCTGCAACTGTTTTTTCTTTCATGTATTCTCACCTCCTATTTCGGCAACTTTGGTTCAAGAAACTTATGAACTTTCTTTCTGTGCCTTACCAGAATCATCAGACTTATTCTCAGAAAAACTTTCCGTCTTTCCAAGAATGTAACCTTTGTCAAATTCTGACATATTAGGAATCGCATCTTTCAGCTTTTCAACGATTCTTTTTTCTTTTTCTGACATGCGCTCACTCCTTTCTTGTGATATACTCTCCTGTGAAAGGAGAGGTGTTATGGAAATTTCTGGTTCACAAATCAAATTGTTAAAACGTCTTTATAAAACTGATATACCATTGTCTTATTTTTCCGAATCAGAAAAAGGAGAAATAGAATATCTCGGGAAACGCGGGTTCATTAAATACAGTAAAGAAGATACCGATTCAAGAATCGCACCAACCATTGTCTGCATTCAGTCAGATGGAAAAGCTTTTTATGATTCTTATGTAAGAGACCGCAGACGGTGGTATATCCCTGTTGCTCTGTCCATTGTTGCCATTGTAATTAGCTTATTTGCGCTGTACAAATCTGGACAGGTAATCAATGTTTACATTGACAAAAACAAAATGAATACGGTCACAGCTGAGAACCCTCCAGCAAATGCAGATAACAAATAAGGGAAATTCGGATATCTGTAAATGATTGGTAATCCGTCACCATACTTGCGCAACGCTCTGTGTGCTTGTCTAGCCATTTTCCCATGTGAATAATGAGGGTCACTGTTTATGGAATCCAGAATTTCCCATTTTGTCATGTTGTCATATTTTGACGGTGTTCTGTGGAACATTTGTTTTCACCTCCATCTGCCCTGCCTCGTCAGCACCGGTAGGGCGTTTCCGGTGGACGGTCATTTCTGGCCTCTCTTTTCCTTGTCTCTTAATGCAATTGCGTAGGTTAAAGACATCATTAAATCGGTTTCATCAAGGTCTAACAAAGCAGAAAGTCCATCTTGCAGGAAATCATATTCAGATTCTTCCACACTTTTCTGTTTACTTTTCTCCTCTGCCACACCGAGCATATATCCGAGGTCAAAATCATCAATATATTTAAGTAATGGAATCAATTTAAAGATAACTTTCTGCTTTTCACTGATAGAAAGTGGTTTTTTAGGTATTGGATTTACAAGCTCCATAGTTTTCTGCTCATCAGCTCTTTTCTTTAATTCAGAAACAGCAATGTCGAAAGAAATATTAAAATATTCTCTTCCAAGTGCATTCGGAACCCTGTCTTCGCAAAACATCATGTGCATTTCATGCTCTAATTTGAAAGCATTTTTAAGTTCATCCGTTGAAAAGATTCGATTTACTTTGTATGGAATCTGTGTTGCCCTCTGTTCGACATTTCCAGATACGCCGATTTTTACGAAATCACCACAATCCATGACATATACTTTACGTTTCAATTATTTTTCCCTTTCTTTGTTTCGTTTTTTGGATTTTGTGTTATACTCTCCTTTGGAAAGGAGGTGTAATAATGACGGATAATGAAAAACGCGCACATGATTTAGCCATTGCAGTTTGCACTGATGTTTGCCATTTAAAACGTCAATCTCAAGTTGATGCTGGCAAAACTCATGTAACCGTCGATTATTTCGAAGAATACATAAATGCTTATGAATCCGCATTAGAAGCATTCAACGAAAAATATCCATCTGGCAAATAGGTTTTTTATTAATCAAACATGTTAAGGAAATAGGTTTCTTTGATGTTCGCACCATCTTAGAAGCCTTTTTCTTTTTCTTCTTTTTGCTCATAAACTTTGCTCCTTTCTAGTTAAAAACTTTGAACTTTTTCTTTAAAAAAATAGTCTTGTATATCATCAGCAGAAAGCTCTAACAGATTGACTGCCTTGCAAATATCTGACTGCTTCCAAAACAGCTTTCCGTTGAGCTTCAGTGATAATGTACGTTCCGACCACTTCATAGCATTTGCAAAGGAACTCTGACTATCATATTTTTCAATGATTCTTCCTTTGAGCTTACTGTAATCAAATGCCATATTTCACACTCCTTTCTAGTTCAATGTTTTGAACTAATTATAATATAACACTGCGTTTTCATTATGTCAATACATATTTTCAATATTTTTAACTTTAATGTTTTAAGTCTTGAACTTTTGTTTAATATGTGATATATTATCATCAGAAAGCGAAAGGAGAATAATATAATGGAAAAGGTTAGTTCATCGGAAAGATTTAAAACTTTGATGGACGAACGTAATCTGAGACAGGTTGATATTCTTAATCTCGTTCTTCCATATTGTAAGAAATACAATGTGAAAATGAATAAGTCGGATATTAGCCAGTACGTTTCTGGAAAGACAGAACCCAGTCAAGAAAAACTGGTTGTCTTAGGAATGGCATTAAATGTCTCGGAATCGTGGTTGATGGGATTCAATGTAGGACGTGCAAGAAAAGACACTTCCGAACAGGCGAGAGAAGATTTTAATCTGATTTCAAAATTCTCATTATTAAGCGAGCGCGACCAGAAAATTGTTTTAAGTCTAATTGATTCCATGCTTTCTAATCAATAAAAAAGAAGTGGGGCTTAATTGCCCCACCTCTCCAGAAATAGCTTTATGAATGTGTACAGGTACTCTAATGTGCCTATTTTTTTTATTCCGTTTATCATCTCAATAATTTCCTTTTTGTAATCCATTTTCCGTCCCTCCCAATATCGCACAATAAGAACATTTGTTCTCTTTTATTTCATTATACCCTCTTTTTAGCGATATAGAACGGACTGATCATACTTCTCGCCCTCTGCTTAAAAAGTGCGCCCTCCCTTTGCCTTGAACGATTGAAAAAGAAATGGCATTTGCATTCCGCAGAAATATTGTTGCTTTTCTTCACAACAAATGGCTGCCGCTCTGCTTCAGATACAACCGCCTGTGTATAATTATGTATTACGTATTGATTATTGGCACTTGTCTTAATAATCACTTCGGAATCTGTTGGATCAATGCTCTCACATAGCGGCGCACGTACAGAAAATGTGAGCATTATCCCAAACAGAAAAAATATAACCAGCTTTTTTATTACCTTCATAAAATCACTCCTATGTATTTTATTATACGATTCTGTCTGATTTCGGGCAATATCTGAATATTGCACAAATTTGACGAATTTACTGCGAATTTCGACGTTTTTCGACACCTCCCGACATTAATCATCCCAGATAGAGCGCTGTCCGTTCATCATAAAAATTTCATCCTGGAGATACAATGGAGCTTCGTATCTGGCAATTACGTTCAAGGCAGAATCGCACTGGTGCCTCTTGATTGACTTGTAAGAGCGCACGCGGAAGTTCGCTTTTAAGTCTGCATAGATGTTACTGTATACTCTCTGTCTCACTGACCTGTCCTGGTAAGCGTTTGAGCCTTTTCCGCCCAGTATGTCCACTCCACGTTTGCGGACTGCTTCTGTAATACGGTCGGCTTCAATTGGCAGAATCGGGAGATCAAGTTCCAGGCGTTCCAGTTTCTTATCCAGGACGTCAACCTTTTCATTTACCTGCAAGATTGCCTGTGCCTGCAATTGCAACTGTTCAAGCGGCGTCATGGGTGCAATGCTCTGTTTTACGGCTTCTTTCAGCTTGGTTTCGACTTTAAGGAAATACTGGCGCGCAATCTTCCCTTTGGCAGAATGGCTTTCCATTGAAAGGTGCTTTGCAAAGTCTGTGGTGAGACGGTAATCTTTGCATTCATTACCGTTCTTCATTGTGAAGAACCCCCACCAGTCAACATTTTCTTCAAAATATTCGTTTTCTTCAATATTCTTTTTAGCCCATCTAGCAAAATTTTGTTTTGGCATATCAAGAAAATCATACAACGCCCTTGCTGTGGTGTATCCATTCTCATCAATGCCAAGTGCGATTTCAATAGGCGTTTTATCTGTTTCATCAATTGTTTTATTCAAAATAGTATCTAACATATTTAGCCCTCCGTTTTTCATGTTTGTGGTTGCCAAATAAAGATACTCAGTGCTATAATTTGAATATCTCCATTTGGAGGTAGGAGCAACCATTTCACTTTGCCGGTGCGGTTGCTCCATTTCTTTTTTTACTCGCCGATTTCTTTTTCCACTAATCCAATACCTTTCATTATGGTATCAGTTCTGGAAATTCCAAGGACTTCTGCGCATTTATCAATGCGGTCTTTTTCTTTTTTTGTCAGTCTTATATTAAGTTTTTCAGTCCTGGATACATCGTTAATCGGTGGTCTTCCAGTTCTAGGGGACATTTTATTCACCTCCAATTTTTGTCCTCGCATAAATAATATATTATGTACGCCCAAAAGTCAAGCATTATTTTTCTTTCAATTTATGTCGAATTATTCCAAGTTATTGTATTTTGTTGCGTTTTGTTGTAAAATCAGATAAAAATAAACCATATGAGGAGGGTTTTCTATGAAAAAGACAAAAAAATGCAAGTATTGCAAGACAGAGATTCCGGCGGACGCTAAAGTATGCCCGCAGTGCCGAAAGAAATTAAAGGGTGGAAAGTTTAAGTGGATTCTACTTGCCCTTATCGTCCTTTGTGTTATAGGCGCGGCGACAGGCGGAAGTAATAGTAATTCCAGTACAAAATCCACAGATTCCACATTAAGTAAGAAAGAGGATGCGCCAAAAGAATACACTTCTGCATCAGTTAATGATATGATGGCAGATCTTGATAACAATGCCATGGGAGCATCTGATAAATACAAAGATAAATATCTTGAGATTACTGGAAAACTTACAAACATTGACGCTTCTGGAAAGTATATTGACTTGATGGCTGATGGAGACTTTGAGATTATCGGAGTTCAATGCTACATAAAAAATGATGAACAAAAAACAAAAGTAGCTTCCATGACCAAAGGAGAGACAGTTACTTTAAAAGGAAAATGTACAGATGTTGGAGAAGTCCTTGGATATTCTCTTGATATTGATGAAATAGAATAAATAATAAAAAAGCCGGCTCTCGCTACCAACGGGAACCGGTTTTAATAAATAAGATAATCCGGAGAAAAATCTTACCTACACCATAATTATATCATCTCCTGGATTATCGCACAAGTAAAAAAAGGAGAATGATAAAATGAATGAATCAGTATGCATCTATCTAAGGAAATCCAGAGCAGATCGGGAAGCTGAAGCACATGGAGAGGGCGAAACACTCGCCAGACATGAACGGATCCTGTTAGATCTCGCAAAGAAAAAAGAGTACATTGTGGGCGCTATTTACCGCGAAGTGGTATCTGGCGAAACTATTGCCGACCGCCCTGTCATGCAGCAACTTCTCCGCGAAGTAGAATCCGGCATGTGGGATGGTGTTTTGGTTGTCGAAGTAGAGCGTCTTGCCAGAGGTGACACCATCGACCAAGGCGTTGTATCAAGGGCTTTCCAGTATTCTGACACGAAAATTATTACCCCCACAAAAATATACGACCCGAACAATGAATTTGATGAAGAGTATTTTGAGTTTGGACTATTTATGAGCCGAAGAGAATATAAAACCATCAAGCGCCGACTGAACGCCGGAAGGATCTCATCAGTAAAAGAAGGGAAATACTGTGGTAACAAACCACCTTACGGATACGAAAGAGTTAAGCTCGAAAAAGAAAAAGGCTATACTCTCCGACCTGTTCCGACTCAAGCTGAGATTGTAAAAATGATCTACACCTGGTATGCCGGTGATGGCTGCGAACAAATTGGAGTTGCGAAGATTGCACGGAAATTAAATGAAATGGGAATAGAATCTGCACTATGCGGCGACTGGACTCCTGCCAGTATACAGGGAATTCTGACAAATCCGGTATACATCGGAAAAATACGATGGAATGGGAGAAAAACAGTGAAGACTATACAGAATGGTCAAGTAATTAAGACACGTCCTCGATCAAAAGATACTCTTATCTGTGATGGATTACATCCAGCTATTATATCGGAAGATCTGTATAATTCCGTCCAGGAAATTCGGAAAAAGAACCCGCCTCGCCCAATCAGTATAAAAAACTCAATCCGCAACCCGCTTTCCGGAATTGTCTATTGCAGCAAATGTGGTCGCGCCATGGTTCGCCGCCCTTATCAAAAGCGCGGGCAGGAAGATACCCTCATGTGTCCATATACGTCTTGCCCCACAGTAAGTAGCAAATTGTCTCTGGTTGAAAAATCTGTGATTGATGGAATTAGGGAGATTGTGGAGGAATATAAGTTAAACAATGATATTAATGCATCTTCAAAGGATATTGATTGCGTAATAACCTCTAAACAAAATCTCATACATGAGAAAGAAAACGAGCTGGAAAACTTAAACGCCCAAAAAGCAAAACAATATGACCTACTCGAACAGGGTATCTATACCACTGAGGTTTTCCTTGAACGTGCCAAAACAATATCCGCATCTATCCAGTCTTGCTCCGATACTATAGAAAAATTAAAAGAAGAAATCAAACATGACGAGAACATTATAAAACAACAATCAGATTTTATCCCGCGTTGTGAAGAGCTACTTGATAACTATTGGAGCCTTAACACAGAATCTAAGAATAAAATGCTTAAGAGTTTAATTGAAAAGGTTACATACTCAAAAGATACCAAAAACGCTTATGGGAAAGGCAACGAGATTGGTTTCCAGCTCGACATTTTCCCGAAAATCCAGAAGAATAATTAATGATATCTTCTATGCACTGACGAACTGGCCCATTGATGTTATCATTAATTTTGAAAAGAAATTCCCGGGGGGGGGGATTAACCCCGGGATAATTTTTACTGCTTTTTGATATATTTTGCAGATACAAAGCCATAATACTTTCCTGCAATACGGATATAATACCACTTACTACCGTTTTTATCTTTCTGGGTAAAATTCATTACTTCCACTTCATTTCCCTGGTTGAGCTTTGGGTATTTTTTGATGTTCGGGTACTCAGTTCCAGCCCATGTACGGACATTCAGAACAGTTGCAGCAACATTTCCTTTAAAGAGAACCTGGCTCTTGTCCTGCTTGTCTGTGATAGTGGAAGATTCGGAATTTGCCTTTTCCGCCAGATATCCAGTCCAAACCCAACCAATACCAATTCCAGAAACTTTAACATGCGTCCATTTTCCACTTACTTTTCCATCAATATCAACAACAGTATCTTTATCAATAGAACCCATTACATATCCATTCGGTGTCTCACGGACGTATAAATCGTTCACAGTCGCCACTCTGGTTCCTGTTTTTTTCCAGGTTGCTGTATCTTCGTAGGACTCCCAGTCAATCCAAACATATCCGTCGATTGCTGGATCGTTGATGGAATAGGACTTATTTCGGACTGCTCCTCCGTTGGCTACAACTCCCGGTGCACTGGAAGTATTTCCCTCGTTGGTATTAATTTTGGAGCTGGTTAAGCTCTGTACATCTCCAATATGGGAGCTATTTCGGAAAATCGGAAGTGCGCCAAGTTTCGGAGTGGTATGCCATGTACCCTGTTTTTTTGACCAGTTTTTTACGCTCTGACAGTTATAAAAACCACTACCCATGATTTTGAGGGCATTTGTGATTCCAATTACTTTTACCAGCTTCCAAAACTGGTACTCCGCGCACCACGGCTGCCCCTGGCATCCTGGCTGCCCCCAACTATTTACATCTCTTGCAAATTTTGTGTAATTGTTGTATCCTGCATTCTTTTTAAAATCATCCAGATAGGCATTACTTTTCTTTTCAAGGTACCCGCCGTTGGATGCGTAATAATCACCAAGGTTTAAAAATTCTTGTAATTTGCTCATTATATAATTCCTTTCATATTTGGTTCGCCCCTCAAAATTAAGGAGCACAATGCTTCACTAAAAGTCGTGGTACATGTTTTAAAAATATGCTATAATCAACCTATTAAGGAGGTGTCGCAAAATGTTTTTAAAATTGAAAATTTTCTGTACTTGTAATTGCAACTATTACGTAAATGAACAAATTAACACGGAAAAGGTAATTTGTCCAAATTGCGGCAAGGAGCATCCGTCTTCATCACAAATCATATCTATGCTTCGCATGGCTAAGTGTATTAATGATGGCAATGTTCCTGGTGCAAATACAGTGAGGACATTTGCTGTATCTAAGCAAGAAGATTCTGGCTGTTAATAATGTCGCTGCAAAGTGGAGAGGGGTTTTAATCCTCCCCACTTTTTTTACTTAATTCACTAAAGGCCCTCCTTTAGATTATTACAGATTTCAAGTACCCAATAATATAATTTGCAATTAACTTCGCGCCCGCATCTGTCGGGTGTACAGTATCTCCTATCATGATATAAGCATTATTTCCATTAATACCACAAGACCATGTGTCGCATACTTCGATTCCTAATATATTACATACTTCAATTTCGGCATTTCTAAAAGTATAGCCACTCTGACCGAACATATCTTTTTGTGGCAAATACTGAATAGTAGGACTACTAGTTGCCCTTGTTTCGTTTTGCCCTCCAATAGTAGTACACCAAATGATTTTTGCATTAGGACACTGTGCTTGTATATGTTGTACAATATAAGCTATAGCACCCTTAAATTTTGTTCGATCAAATCCATTAGAATAAATTAATTCGTCTTCGATTTGTATTTTTCCCCAATCATTCGTTCCACCCATAATCATAACAATGTCAGCATCACTTGGTATATTGTTTATACGTGTATCAGATGACATATCAGAGTTTGACCTGTAAAAAATGGTAGAACCTCCAACGCCCATATTCACTGCTTTCATACCGTAATATTCCTTAACAATGGCAGGAAATTTATTTTGCGCAGTAATACTATCACCATAAAAAACTATTTTTTTCCCATTCAAGTGACTACCAGATGCAACTTGATGTGAATTATTTACTTTAAGTTCAACTGTTTCGTCTTTAAGGTTTTCAAAATCAAAAGTTTCAACAATATTATCAAGTCCAGTAATATCATAAATTTTAAGTACACCAGTAAATTCAGTTCCATTATTTTCGCTAGTTAAATCTATTGAAAATTTACCATTTGCATTTACTGTAACAAATATTGTATCCGTTATAGCAACATTTGCAGTTTGCTGTATATCAATTAGACGCTGTACCCAACCTGAATCATAAAGACGTAACGAAAAGTTATAATTGGAATTTGCTTTCACGTTATAAAATATTGCATATTTATGATTAACTTTTAGTGATTCCGCAAAGATAACATATCCGTCTTTATTGTTATCATTCATTTTAATAGTAAAGTTATTTCCATCAAAATTGCTTGTGACAATTGAGTCACTTTTTACTGCAATACTTGAACTAATATAACCCCATATATTTTTAAGAGGAATAAAATTGCCTTCTAAAAGCTTGTCTAAATCATTATAGCCTATATGATATTTACCGGCATAGTCAATACCATTCTTTTTAAGAAAATCTTTATACTCTGGGTTATTAGTCACATCAACAAATATTAGTTTTGCAGTAAAGGTACTACTACCAGAAACCATTGTTCTGCTTGTATTCGGCGTAAATTCACAATATCCATTAGTAAAATAAAATCTGCTCTGTGGGTTATCTTCATTATAGAGATATATTATTCCTGTATAATCGGATAACACAACATATTCATTGCCACTTTTTAAGGAGACATTTGAAAAAACATCATTGCCATTTACAATGTCAACTGTTGTTCTGTCTGATACTGGAATATATGGTTCAGAAAAAAGGTTTGATAAATCTTCCTTTAGTGAAGCAGTCTCACTGTCTACTTTCGCAAATTTATCCCCTACGGTTTTGGAATCCGCAAAACCACCATCCACAGATAATGTTGCGTCAGAAACTGGTGTTTCCAACACTGCACCGTAAGGTAGTTGCCGTTTCTTTCCATCTGCTGTAATTATCCCTTTAAATGTATCAGCCATTATTGTTTACCTCCGTTGTTTTCAAACTCACATAGCCATTTGCATCCATGTTAAGTCCAACGCCCTTATCGGACAGGTACGTCTGGACCGCTTCTGCGATAGCTTCTTTATTGGTTCCGATTCCATCAGTACACAGTTTATACAGATATCTTTCTTTCCTGGTTATTGGCTCTGGTACCTTCCCTGTATAATCTCCAGTTAGCTTTGCGAGATACATTTCTTCTCGCGTGATAGGCTTATTGTCAGACATTTTTATACCTCCTTTTTTACTATGCATTGATTAATAAGCTCTTTTAATTCAGTCAGTTCTGTTTTGATTGATTCCAACTCAGATTGCAATTCTTTGACTTTCTCATGCTCATTTTTTAGCATCGCAAACATACAGGGAATCATAATACGATAGTTCCAGTTTTCAGCATGTCCTTTTTCGTTATGATCGACAGCGATTGGAAATCTGCGGTCAATATCCTCTGCGATAAACATCGGCATTTCTTTACCGCACCGTTCATCTTGCTCCATAAGATATCCGTCTTTGTACTTCGCCCAGATTACTTTGATTCTGTATAGGTCTTCCAGTTCATCTTCCTTTACGGTTTTTCCAAGAATTTTATAACGCATAGAGGATGATGCAATTGTTCCGACATCTCCATTGTTATTTTTTCCTAAGTTACTACCGGTTACAAGCTTAGGCATTTCTGGCACATTGAGAGTCAGAGAACTGCTTCCGGTTGTCTCAACTTTCATCCTAGATACTGTTTTTAAAAGAAGACCAGCTTGTTTGCTCTCCAAAACAGTCCAATATCCATCAGAGTATTGCGCGGATAAATCAAGAAGTCCATGAACAAGGGAGGAATCGTAACCAGCTGTAGCCACAGACTCATTTATCTGGAACCACTCTTTTCCCTTGAAGTTTTTAAACCCAACTGAGTTATCTATTTGAGTTATTATATTTCCATTCGCGTCGTACACCTCAAAGGTGCCATATCCATTATTTGGACCGCCAAGCTTCAGCGTTCCGCCTTTTGCGTAGGTGAACGAAATATATAACTGGTTGCCCTCTTTATAAATTCCTTTCATGGAACCATTATTTGTAAGAAGATTAAATATCTCTTCGTGGGTAAGTGCGTCCACATCAATCAATATTGGAATAGTCTGTATATCAAGCTGATTGTTGTTTCCTCCAGTTTCATACAATATAAACCTTATATACACAACACTTCTGTCCAATGATCCAACTGTATAAGATTTTTCTGATTCATCCACAATACTTGCTAAAACATTACTATAAGTAGATCCATCAGTTGATGTTTGAACTTTCCATCTGCCTTTATATTCTTTTCTTTCTGCCTTATCCCCATCTCTATAATATGCTTTTGCAGTTATATTGTTTGGTGATACTTTATTATCCTGTCCACGTTTTAAAATATCCGCTGACATTTCAATAAAATACGTTCTGCCAGGTACGCCTTGTTCTCCTTTTTCCCCGGCGTATTGCTTTGAAACAGAGAATCTTTTGCTAACGGATAATGTTTCCAGATAAGTAGCTTTTATATCTATCCATCCATTATCTGTATTTAATCCAGTTACAGTATATGCTTTTGTTGAGATATCCCATGTTCCATCCACTCCATCAGATTTTGATATCGTATAACTACAATCAGCCGTAATATCCTGTGTTCCGTACATCACGACTGCCTGTGTAGTCACACCACTTGGAAATGTCCCGTAATTCCCGTTAGAGTCAACAGATATTCCCTGATATTCGTTGCTTAATTGCAATGTCATATTTTTAGCAAGCGCAGCTGCTTTCATTGCATTTTCAGCTGTTTGCTTGATATCATTGATAGATTTTCCACCGCCTATCTGCACGGATCCATCGAGATATACTTTTTTTGTATTCATATCTGCCTGGAATATTATATTTCCATCAGAATCCCTCACAGTTAAAGCACCGGAATCTATATAATTCGCATTTATCCCTTCTGCGTATAAAAGCCTTGTTATCAATGTTCCGTCAACAACAAATCCGTATGGATAAGTTTCACCGCCATCATTGGAAACCCCTATAGCATTACTGGTTAGCTTTATCACAACTTTTGATTCTTCTAGTAATGGTTTATCGTGCAAATAAGTAATAACGCTTTTATCTTCAAGCACCTCAAGAGTTTCAAAAAGTCCCTCTGAATTAGCCAGCGCATTTTCAAGTTTTTTAACAGCTTGTTCTCTGGCTGTTTTTTCGTTTTCAATGATTTTTTTAGCAGCTATTAATGTTTTATCAGCAGATGATAAAAATTTGCTACTCCCTCTTATTGGATTTTCGGCTTTTGTTTTTACATCTGTTGTTCCGTTCAGCCTGCTTGATACATCGGTAATTGGCGTTATATACTTATTTTCTTTTCTGTCGTAAGTAAAAGCCATATCTCCAAATTCTGTTAACGGGTTGTAAATCAGACTTCCCTCCATGCTCCGGAATGATTTCCCGATTAGATTACCTCCGATCCAACCAGCTACAGTTCCAAGATCGGCATCACTAAGCAAATCATTCTCTAATTCCAGGACGTACCCATCTTTTCCGTACATGGCATCTGATTCCGTATTTTTTACCTTGATTCCGGTTATTACGATATCGTCGCTTGAGAGAGTCGGCGAAGAAAGATAATCTCTCAACCTGGTAGGATTTCCAACTCCTTCTTTTAATGTGAGATATCCATCACTATCTAAATACCAGTTTCCGGCATTTGGAGAAATAAATCCATCGGAATCTGCGCTTGATCCACTTCCAAATACAAGATATCCATCAGCCTCAACCGTTGCTCCGTAATCTACTGATACAGAATCGAAATCCCATTTGATCAACTGTAAATTACCATTTACATCCACCCTTGCATTAGCCGAATCTAACATAGCTACCCAGCCGATCAGCTGCCGGAAGGTAATTCCATCTGGAATACTGTTGATTGCCACGTCTCCGTGCTCCATGGAAGAAAAACCCATAGAGATTCCAATATTTTCACAAGTATCCCGGAGTAATGTAAAAGCTGACTGTGGAAGCACAAGGTTGCTTGTGTAAGGCGCATTAGCTTTATACATATCATCTAGTGCTGTGAATTCAAGGACTTCACCGTACTGTTCAGGAGCTGTAATGGTGTAGGTTCCTTTTTTTATGGTTTCCACAACGCTATCAGTTACTTGCATTTTGAGGTAGGCGGTTAATTTTGCTTTGTAAAAGTAGTAATCCTTCCACTGGTCCTCTGTGTTATCCAGGCTCAGTGTCATGGACTTGCATATTGTGGTTCCAATCGGAAAGCTGCTGCTTTCGGCGCAGTCCGTGAAGGTTCCTCCACCTACCAGGATTTCACTGTCTAAGGTTTTTTTTCTTCCATCAGCAAAGGCGATATCCACTATTTCATATAGTATTTTGCCTTCTGCAAGTGCATTTTTAAATGCTTTAGATGCATTAATCAAGTGGATTCACCCCCTGCATATTGAATGATATTTCAGAATAATATTCTCCTACTTGAGCTATATTATATTGCATTTTCCCAACATAAAACTGTTCTGAACGCCATTCGTTTTTGTGCGCTAACCAGTGATACAACATAAATGGTTCTCCTTTAATGATTGCGTTCACGAGATTAGTTGATTTCTCATCAACGCGAACATTTGTGGCTTTATAGCTATATTGCATAACTGTATAAAGTGGTACTATTATTGCTCTTCCATACTGTGTACGGTTACTTCCTTCTGAATATGTAGTTTCGAATTTACACTGCATATCCTTATCTGGCTGAGGGATGAGAAGCCCATTTATTTTATATCTATCAGTTATTGATTTGCTTATCGAAAATGCCACGTTCTCACCCCCCCTATGCCAGTTCAAACGGATTTGTACCGCTTGCATCACGCCTTAACTTTGCTTCATCAATCATCTCATCAAATATTGTTCTGCGGTTCAACTGCGCTGTGAATCTGTAATTTCCTCCACTACTCTGATTTCCGCCGGTTTCCTCTCTCACGATCTGTCTTAACAGGTCTTCTGGTGCTTCCAGGTTCCGTCCGTTCTTCTGGTCTCCCAGGACAGCCAAGAACTCGCTTCGTGGTGGAATTACGGCGCCGGATGCAAGGTATGGTATTGTAGGAACTCTTGGGAAATTAGCTGTAAATCCAATTGTCCTTGATCCAAACGGAGTTGGAACCTTCCACGGTCCAAATGTAAATGCTGATTCAATGCCGCCGATTGCACTGTTTACAGTTCCAATAGCGCTGTTTGCAATTCCGATCACTTTGTTTAATATATCTTTGATAGTATCGCGTATACCTTCAAAAACTCTTACAACTGTATCTCTGGCACTTGTAAATTTATCAACGATTGCATCATGAATAGCATTTACTTTTCTGTCAACAAATGTTGTTATACTTTCCCATATAGATGACGTTTTTTCTGATACAGAATCCCAAATTCTTGTAATTTTAGACTTTATTCCATCAAATACTGTCGAGACTGTAGTTTTTATTGCTTCCCACGTATTAGACAGCCATGTTTTTATAGCATTCCATATTGTAACAGTAACTGTTTTTATTGCGTTCCAAGAAAGAGAAATGATACTTTTTATTATTGTTAATGCGGTTTCCACTATTCCCTTAATAGCTTCCCAGGCTCCAGATATAATATCTTTTATAAGGTTCCATACACCTCTTGCAATTTCTTTGATTCCGTTCCATGCCAGTTCCCAATCTCCTGTAAAAACTCCTTTCAGAAAATCAATAACTCCGCTCAGAACATCTAATACATCTCCAATAATTTTAATAACGGATTTTATTGCTTCTATAACAGTGCTACCAATTACATTTGCCACGTCTGCTATTACTGGAATTGCATTCGATATAATCCAGCTAATTATTGGGACTAAAATATTTTCCCAAAGCTCTTTTAAGATATCTATTAATTTGCCAAGAAACGTTTGGACCTTTACAAACATTTCTCCCAATTCCCCATCCATAAGCTCTTTTATTTTAGAAGCCAAACCTTGCAGAACCGGTAGAATATATGTGTTATATCCATCTATTAAAGTTCCAAAAATGGTTGAAAGTCTATTAGCTATTGAATCGAAAAAAGGTTTTAAATGCTCATCGTATAATGTGGTCACCAAATCAGAAAGATTTTGAATAACTGTCGATAATCCATCGGTTATTATTTCGATAACCCCAAGTGTTCCTTCGACTGCGCTTTTTAATATATCCTTATTATCAATGAACGGCTGTGCGATCATATTCAGCATATCTCTTCCAAGTCTTGCACATAATCCCATAGCAGTCATTGAGATATTTGAGAATATCCCTATGATATTGGCTGTTATCTGCTGCGCAATTTCTCCACCAAATGCAGAAAACACCTCTGCTAGAGCGGATGAAAAATTTCCTTCAATTTGAGCAACCTCAGATCCAATATCAAACATATCAATTAAATATGTTTTTATTCTACTGGTGTTTTGCTTTAGAAATTTTTCTATTCCTCCAATAAGATTTTGAGCAATTGTTATTCCAATCCTCAAAAAAGATCCAGATACTCTTCCAATGGAATAGGCAAATGTATCTAAAAAATCACTTGCCGCTCCAATTACTTCTGGATCAGTAAATATATTCTGCAAGGATTTCCCGATAGAGTTAATATTTTCCTTAATATCATCAAAAATCGGTTTGTAATCGCCTAGTCCATCCCAGAATCCTTTTGATAGCAATTTGGCTATTTTTTTTAACTTCTTTATTATGGAATCAAGCGGCTTGGACATTTTTTTAATAGTCGTTTCGCCTTCTGCAAGTTTACCGTAATCCACATTATTTACTGCACCGGATAATCCTCCAGAAGCTCCACCGCTTCCACCAGATGAATATGGCGTGTATGATGAGTCACTACCTGTAGATGTGACTTTATGTATTTCGTCCAATGAAGAAAGATAATTTTTTGTTTCTTTATTTGCCTTTTTCGTTGCCTTAGCATTATCGTTTGTGGCATCTGCAAGTTGCTCAGCATTATTCGCCGCGCTACCATAAACATCCGCCGTGTCTGCGATCGCGTCTGTTCCAGCAAGACCTGCTCCACTTCCGCTTGTCTGGCCAGACGATTTCTTACCAGTAATAAGCTCCGTGAATGACTTGAACGCATTCGCCAGAGTTGCCAGTTTACCAAGCAGAATATTAATAACTTTCAGAACAGGTGTGAAAATATTAATCAATCCCTGTCCGACTGTTGCCTTGAGAGATTGCAGCTGTAACTGCATCACTCGCACCTGGTTCGCCCAGCTGTCTGATGTTCGGATAAAGTCTCCAGATGCCGCAGAAAGCTGTTGCGTTACGAATTTTAATCGAAGTGCAACTTTCTCCTGTTCGGTCATGGCAGATGTGGTTTTTCCGTAGCCATTAGCCAGTGCGTACTGATCAAGTGCCGTCTGGGTCATTACCACGCCGAGGTCCTTGAGCGTTTCCGTTTCACCCGTAAACACTGATTTCAGCTTGATATAAGCCAAGTCCTGGCTAATGTTGTAGAACGATGCCACATCACCAGTTAGCTGTGTCAGAGCCGTTGACATGTCGTAAGCTTGTGATTCTGAGAATCCGAACGACTTAGACATCGCTCCGAACGTTCCAACATACCTTTTTGCCATTGTCTCTGATAGTCCGGCAGAGGTCATAGCATTCTTAGCGAATTCATTTACTTTGTCGGACATGGTGGTAAAAGTAACATCGACCACGTTCTGCACTTCTGCCAAATCAGAGCCAAGTTCCACACACTCTTTTCCGAATTGGACCAACTTACCAACAGCAAAAGCCCCACCAATTAACAGACCGATTTTTTTTACAGCACTACCAAGGCTGTTAAATGACTGTTTAATCCTTGATACTCCATTATCAATTCCAGATGTATCAAGCTTGGTATCAATAATGACTGAGCCATCAGCAGCCATGTGTCCACCTCCTAACTATTTGAGGTTCAACATCTCATTCAGCTTATCTTTGTAAGCTTGCTCCTCGTCGCTGAGACGTGTTTTTATATCAATAATGTTCTTGTTCTCTTGATAGAATTTCTTTTCCCATTTATCGAGTTTTTCGCCCTTTGCCTTTTTTGAACGAATTCCAACCACTGTATTAAAAAGGCATTCACCGGATTCCATAAAGTATCCAAAGAACGTCCACCAGTGCATGTATGGAACGGCTCTGATTTCTTTACCGGCAACTTTATTTACAGCCGGTACAATCATATCTCCGTCCTGTTCCCAGTCCATCAAACGGGGCTTTGGTTTGTTCGGGTTGTCATCAGTCTGTCCACAGTCAATAAATTCACACGCTTTCTGACAGGCTTCAGATAAATGTTCCGGCGGTATGCTCTGCCAATCCTCGAACAGAATCTGTATCATAACAATTGACTTCGCCTGTTCGTCTAACTCTGGATCATTCCACGCAATGAGAATATCAATGATTGCTCGAAAATCCGTTCTGATAGAAAAATCCACCCCACTTATGTTCAGTGAGGTGGGAAGCTCATAGGCGGTCATTTTTCATATTTCTCCGTATACTTGTTAACTGCTGCCTGCATTTTCTTTTTTCTCTTTTCGATTTCCGGTGCGATTGCTTCTGCGATCTTGTCCAGAACGATATAAGCAAATACCTGGCCATTACCGAATACAGTTGTTGCGGTAATTGGTTCTTTAAACAGGTCCTTGGATGCTTCATATCCAAGGAGATAATTGATTTTATCCTCAATCTGTTTATTCAGTTCCGCAATTTCTTTACCAGATGTGACTTTCTGGACGGAAGCCTTGAACTGTTCAAAGCACTCCTCCAGTTCTTCTGCACGTGCTGCCACATTGATATCTGTCGGGTTCAGTTTGAAAGAAGAAAAAACTTCGTCTTCGTTATTTGTGAATGTAAAAACGAGAATTCCATCATCAATTTTAGTATTAATTACTTTTGCCATTTGGCGTGTCCTCCTTGTATATGTGCTTATTCACTGTCAGCTGTGAATGTACCGGAACTGATATCAAATTTTCCTTTTACACGCTCACCAACGTAGTTCACAGTAAACGGAATCTGATAGCCGGATGTATCACCGCCATAGGAAGTCGGTACAACGTAGCAGTCCTGCTGGTATGCTTCATACTTGCCTGCCGTGGCTTCTGTCCAGAGATGAACTTCAACTGCTTTTGTTTTGAGGTTGTCGTCTTTGAGACGTCCATCTACAATCTTCTGCAATGCTGTAAACAGATCAGAAGTAGTGTCTGCATAGAACGGATCAGCGTCAGAAGAAACTTCATAGCCGTTGTGTTTAAATGTGGATTCTCCAAGAATGTTTTTAGATGTTTCAGTATCTGGATTGAGTTCTACGTTATACTCTTCCAGATCTTTTCCAAGACGCTCATATTTTGGTGTCAGCCCTCCACACAGAGAACCTGCGTCAATATAATGAGCCATGTATTTACGGTCAATTTTGCCTGTAACTGCCATAGAAATGTCCTTTCTGCCTATAACTTTTAAAAGGCTGTGTAGGTTAGCGACTATCTCTGATTGATAGCCGGTTAGTTGTTATATTTAAGTGGTGTAATCACCATTTTTCCCAGTCATATTCGTATTTTACTGTGATTGGAAGCAACCAGTCCTGTACGCCGTTCTCCTGAGGCTCTGTGCCGTAGGAATTATCGCGAATGATGCGTTTTATCACTCGTTCTCTGGAAAGCTCTGGAAAAGCGGATAAGCGCGTCTCAGTGCCATCTACTGTGACTGGTTCCCGGCAAATCCACTTGCCAAGGTTGTCCAGAAACTTCTGAACAGATAGCTTCTGGCGCTCCTTTTCGGAAGCTGTGCGATATACCACGATAAATGGATACTGGCACACCTGGTGCATCGTTCCGCATACATCCTCTTTTTCTGAATAGATTAATGCTCCTGTATCCGCAAAGAATGAGATACCGCTATCAGTTCCCAGTTCCTCATATTTGATTGTTTCGTTTTCATACAGTCCAGGATACTGATTCAGTAAAGCTTTCATGGCTTCTGTCAGAATCTCATATCCCTCTGCGTCCTTGCCGATCGGTTTATCCGCCATATTACATCCTACTTTCCTAATATTTCAAAATGTGGTATCAGTGTATATGGTCCGCCCGCACTGGTGACTTTAAAGACATTGTCCTTGTTCTGGTTCATGTATTGATAAAATCCATTTCTGTAATCACCATCAGTTACTATTCCACCAGTCCACTCGCCCTCCCAGAAGAACGATTCGTCTGAGAATGTAATAGTATCCTCCAGAGCGTTGTTAATCTGTCTTTTCCACTCTTTAGGAGGCACATATGGGAGAATCTTGCCATCCTTGTCAGCAATGGTTATATCGCCGTTCTGGACGGTATATCGAACGTGTAACTGTGCGTTGTCAGTTGTGTCTGGTCCATACTTTTTGAGGATTGCTCCTTTGTCTGTAATGAGGTCGACACCGGATAAAACATGAGGATACCAGTACGCATCTCCGGTCGTGGCTGATTCGTAATAATTAAAAATCGTCACCGTTTTTTCGTACATGATACCCTCTCCTTAATCATTTATTTTTCAGCTTATCCACGTCGACCTTAGACGTTCGCTTCCACAATTCCGTAATCTTTTCCCATCCAAACATGGAAATAAACGCCACAATAAATCCAGTCATGATAGCTGCTAAAATCATATACCACAAGATTGTCATGTGGATATACTGCATATATGCTACAAAAGCAGCTACAGTAATTCCGATAGACAGTACAAGCACCAAGGCATCTGTCGGAATTTTCGACAGGAACCCAACATTTTTAATTACCTGTGTAATCACAGACACACAAAATGCCAAAACACTGATTACTGCCAGAATCAGAGTTACATTTGTAAATAATGCTTCCATCTTTGCCTCCTTTTATAATCCCGCATACAATATCGGTATGCCATCATCCGTCCTTACTCCCATCAGAAGCGGCAAAGCTGTCTTGTAAAGTAAGTTGTTCGTTTTCTGTACGTCTCCAGTGGCGGCATACACCTCACTCCATTCCTTTGCGCCCGATGCTTTCTGTTGTGGTGTTGCGTAAGATATGGATTCACTGCCAGATGATACAGAGGTTACAACGCCTGTTGATTTGTGACCGACATTCGTGTCGGTAGCACCAGCAGACGCTTGACTGATTGCATTCTTTTCAGCAAGCTCAATCTGATACATTAATTCAGCCAATGAACAGACCGCCTTTTTGATGCGTTTCTGTGAGCGTTCATTTGTCGGCAGTCCGTCCACCAACCTGTCGAATGTCATCAAATCCACAAAATCACTGGCTCTTTCTGCCACCCGTGGGAAGTCGGCTTCTGGCACGACATTGCTGAATGATTCTGTATAGAATTTATAATCTGCATAAGCCATGCCAGTTACCTCCTAGTCGATCATCATTTTGCTGTTACAGTTGCGTGTCCGGCACTCAGTGCTTTATAGGTACTGTCGCACTCAACCACTGTGATTACCTGCCCTGTTGTTGCGGTAATGTCAGATTCTCCATCCCACGCACTCCAGTTCTTCACATTCTGTCCGTAGTCTACGGAAGTCTCAGATGATGCAACTTTGTACTTATACACATTTCCTGCGTTTGCTTTTGCCGGAGTAACAGTCACTTTTGTATCTCCACTCTTACTTCCCGCTGCGGAGTTTACAGTGAGAGTTCCAAGTGTCTGAGTTGCGTTGATAGTTCCAACAGCAATAGCATCAATGTACTCTGCAAAAAGTGTAAGACCCATGATCGCAAACGCTTCAGATACTGCTGTATGGTAATTGCCCTGTGTATGGAATCCGATCAGATTCGTCTCACCGGATACAGTGTATACAAGTCCTGCTCTTGCGAAATCAGATTCGTTCGGATCCACGTAGTAAAGAACGATGTTCTCCACAGGTGTAGCAATAACTGTTCCTCTCGGGATCTCGCTGTCGGATAATAGGAAGATTGTGTTGAATCCCAGGAAGTCTTTCATGTACTGGAAGCCGAACTGGTTCTGAATAGTGATATCAGCTGCACCGATATACTCATACACATCCAGGATATTTACAAATCCAACAACACCAGTCACATTTCTGTGCATCTGCTTGAATTTGTTTTCTACACGACCCTTAGCCATTGCCAGAGCCATCTGGAAAGTGGTTTCTGTAAATGAGAGAGTACCTGTTTTCAAATAGTTGTAAAATCTTTCAGTAACATTGGTCTGAAGCTGGAAAAGGAATTCATCATCAGTCATCTGAACGGCGTTCTCGTAACCGTGATCCTTGATTACTTCGATAGATACAGCCTTTGCGTACTTCTCGATAGTCATTTCCGCATAGTTCTTTTCTTTTACAGTAAATTTGCTGTAAGGGATTTCCTCACCCTCACCAACATTTCCGCTCTGCAAAGTACCCTCTGCGTATTTGGACTTGAGTACAGCACCCGGCTGTTTTTTGATTGGACGCATGATACCAAGGATTTCACGTAAGTGTTCCCAGTTTCTTTCGAATCTGGTAACAAAGTCAATCTCACGTGCTGTGACCTGGATATCATTTGTCATAATAAGATTGGATTTTGCTGCCATAAAAAAAGTCCTTTCTACCCATAATTGTTAAGGTATTGGGTTAGCGGCTATACTCTGGTGTATAGTCGGTGTAAAAAATCACTGGAATAACTGGATATTCTGAGCAATTGCAGCCTGTCTCTCGGACGGGTCTTTGATTGCTTCAATATCCTTCTTTGTCATACTTCCCGGTGTCTGTTGCTGTCCAACATGAGTAGTAAACCTTGCCTGATTCTGCTGAGCCTGCTGCTGAGATTCATCTACAAAAGCAGATGCGTCAGATTGTTTCATCTGCTCAATCAGATCATTTAATCCGAGAATTTTGCCGTTTTTCAGTTTGAGGCCTGCTTCTTTAATGTCTGCCATAACAGACTTCTTTGCTGCTTCACTGGAAAACTTAACATCATCGAGTGCTGCTTTCAGAGCGTCTGAGAAATCTCTGTCGTAGATTTTTGCGTTGAACTCTTTCTCTGCATCCTCAGCTTTTTTCTTCCATCCGGCAAGCTCTGTCTGAATGTTCGCCGGGTCGATACCGTCAAAGCCTTTTAAGGTTTCTTCTGCTGTCTCAGCACGTTCTTTCCAGTTATCACGTTCTCCCTCGACTTTCGACAGGGTTTTTGCAACTTCCTTAGCATTCTTATAATGCTCAGAGAGTGCCTTTTTAACATCTGCCTGTTTATCCTCCGGGATTTCAATTCCAAATGATTTTAATGTGTCAATAAGTTTCTGCATATATATCCTCCTGGTCGTGTTTATTGACCTGCCGCCGCAGGTAAATGGATTAAGCCAGTTAGACCACTGGCAAGGTAATTGGAAAGGCAGGACTCGAACCTGCGGCGTCAAGGACTATGCGTCCTCCGCTCTTCCAACTGAGCTACATTCCATTAACCCGGATTCCCGGGTTAGCAAGGTATTTATCGTGTTATGCCTGCCACTATCCGACTTTCACGGAGATGTTGTTTCATTCATAAGGAGGTGTTACCAGTCAGTCGAACTGACTAATGAATATGCCGGAAATTGCATCCGCTTTTCAACCTCCAGATTCCGCTCAAATCTGTTTCTATTAAGGACATATTCACAAAGAAAGGAGGACATGAAACGAAAAAGAAAGCAAAAACTTCTAATCAGCAAGCCCTACAAGGTTCACCATGCCTTGCAAGATTATAGTATCACATTCCGCAAAAAAAGTTGTCCCCACATTTAACAAAATCAAAGCATATTTCTTAATTTCTCAACGTATCTTTTAACAAGGTCACGCTCTTCCCTGCACTCTGCATCCTTGGACATGTCGCTCATTTCTGTAGTGAGTTCGTCAAGGTGTTCTTCCAATGCGGCGAGCATCTTTCTTTTACAGTCTTCAGACTTGCCGGAACGATAGTTCTGCTTCTGTGTCATATAGTCACTGTAAGTATCTCGCCCATCAGATCGGCTGTAATTTTCTCTTCCGGTTCCGTAGTTGTGACTTTCATCGCCGTAAGAGCTTCCACGATCATAATCCGGGTACATCATTCTTCCATCGCTGCGGCTGTATCTCCCCATGCCGCCACGTTTTCTTCCGCGCTCGCTGTAATCGTCATTGTATCCGCTACGCATTTCATCAAGGACGGCGTTGTAATACTCCGCTTTCTTATCCCAGTACTGCGTGTTCTTTATATCTTTGTACATATCAATCAGCTTGTATGTCATTTCCAGATTTCCAGTGGTCAGTCCACTGTCAGCAATTTTGGACAGTTCGTCTTCAATTCTTGCGCATAAATCTTTAATGTCTCTCATAATCACACCTCCTACGCTTCTCTAGTCACAACAATGTTCGCATTTGCAACAGAAATAGCCTGATCACTTGTGTTCTCTATCGCGATATTAACGCAACATCCGCGTGGTACATCCACGTAAATTCCGGAAGACACATTGTTATACTGGTCTACTGCTGCCGGTGTGGAAATCATTTGAGAAGAAAGAACCGACTCACCAGAGATTGCAATAGCCAGAGAAATAGCTCCGACAGTACCGCCTGTTGGAATTGCGATATTGCCAGAAAAATCAACGAAGAATCTCGCTTTGCACTGATTAGTCAGTCCTCTCAGAGTGATGATTCCGCTTCCCTCTCTGTGTTGAATGCAGTTAGAGCCTTTAACTGCTGTGTTTGAAAATATTACATTTCCTTTTGCTGCTACAGTCTGAGCAGCTACATTTGTAAATTCTGCCATAAAAATGCTCCTTTCATATCACAAAAGGACAGGTCTCAGCCTGCCCCTCTGTGTAATACGGCATAAGCCGACATCCGAATTTAATCGAAAGATACTCTCAATATGGAGTTGTCAGAAATTGCATCCGGTGTTGCATCCGCATCCGCATCCGTAATATGTGTTCGGGTTAGGAACCTGGTATGCTGGAATCGGTGCCGGATTAATTGCGTTAATGAGCTGCTGTGTCTGTGAAGCCATTGCGGTTGTGAGCAACGCACTCTGGCGATCCTGAGAAGCGGCACGTCTGAGGTCATTGTTTTCAGCCTGGAGATTGGATATCTTCTCGTTGCACAGGTAATCAAGGATTGCTCTTGTTCCTGCATTCTGACTGTCAATAATGTCTCTTGTGTTACTGTTCATGGTGTTCTGCAATGCACAGGTATTCTGTGCCATATTGTAGTTCACGCCCTGGATCGCTTCCCTTGTTTCACAGCAGCAATTTGCAAGCTGTGCCTGGAGCGCATTGGTATTCTGCATATTCGCTACAGTATCGGCATTAATAGCCTGCTGGATGCCAAAGCCGGTCTGCATGATGTTTGTGTTGATTCCATTAAATCCGGTAAGCATACCGTTATTCATGGCATAGAAGCCATCACACAGGCCGCTGTTGATTCCGTCAAGCTTGCTGATTACTGCGGAATTATCAAATCCTCTCTGAATATCCGCCTGAGTAGCTGCTGTGGCTACATATCCGCCGCCGTTTCCATTATTGCCCCAGCCGTTGTTTCCCCATCCGAAGAAAGCAAAAATGAATAAAACAATAATCCACCAGCTACCATCTCCACCAAACATGCCGTCATTATTTCTACCATTTCCAGTAGCAGCGGCAATATCTGCTAAGCTATAATTTCCATCCATAATATAATCTCCTTTTTTTGTATTTACATCAATCTGGCCAGATTGTAATGTACTATTTCATTCCTTTCAACATGTGCTGGAATTGTCCTGCCATCTGTTGAACTTGATTGAGCTGCTGTTGAGAAATTCTTCCAGACTGCAACATTTTCTCGACTTCTGCTTTCGGATCTCCCTTAAAACTCTGCTTGAACTGCATAAACTGCTGTATCATCTGCATTGGACCGTTACCCTGTGGCATTCCACCACCGAGTGCGTTGAATAATGGATTACTCATCTGTGTTTCCTCCCTTTGTCGTTGATTCCTGCACGGCATTAGCCCTAACAGGTTCAGAAAAAGAATTTAATCGGTTTATGATAGCTTCGTATTTGCCCTTTAAATCGTCATATTCCTGTCGAGTAACATATTTATTATCCATGTTCTGAACAGACTGTTTCTGAGAGCCCGCCTCGTGGTATTCAAACGTTCGTAATGGCTGCGGCATACCGGAAACGTCTGTGGATTTTATGTAGAACTTTTCGCTCTCACTGTCCATCAGTAAAACGCTTGTCCCGGGTGCTACCAGATAGGATTTTGCGCCGACTTCACCAGATACCCACAGAATTCCATTATTGTTCTGCTGCTGTTGTACTGGTTGAGCCGGCATCTGGACAGGCTGTTGCTGGAACTGGTTCATCTGCCCAGGAACGCCAAAACTATATTGATAAGGATTATTATATAATGCCATCTTATGCACCGCCTTTCTGATTATATTTTTACATAAAAAAAGAACCGGAAACAGGTCGTTTCTGGCTCTAATTAGTATCCAAAAAGTATCAGCACACTTTGATTATTTTATTGTTTACTCGGCGGCTTAATCATTTCGCCGTAGATATACTCACGTTCATCTGTTCAGCGCAGTATTCGAGCGTATATTCCTTGCACCTCAACCGGAATAGCTTTTCTTCATCCGGTGTAAAATTACACTCTGTCAAGAACCTGTCTATATCTTTCTTTGTGAACACATATAATTTCATGAGCATACCTCTTATTAATGCAATTAACGTTGATTCTGTGCAAGATAATTTGTAAGCTTCTGTTTTGTTTTTTTTAATTCCTCGACATTATTCCCACTGATCTGACTGTCCAACATGGTTGATAGCACTTCCAGAATTAATGAATCACGCTCTGCGATTCTTTGAAGACTCTCATAATCTCGTCTATCATGTTCTTCCAGAATTTCCACTCTCTTATTAAGCCGAAATGCCGGAGCAATCCATTTAAAAATAACAGCTGCTGCTCCTCCAATAATTGATATCCCCCCACAAATTGAAAGAAAAAATTGGATAAATTCCTGTATGCTCATTTAGCTACTCCTTTTCCCAGTAATATACCGGGATCTCATTACCACTATTCCATGTATCATAATATTTGCCGTCTTGTACCGTCACCACATGGCCATCTATGCAGAGAATGTACGTGCCGTTCGGATGATCTGCGCAGAAGTCATTTACTGTATAAATATACCTCTCCGACTGCTCCACTAGCTTTCTATGGAATCCTTGCTTTGCCAGGTATGAACCCCATACGTAATTTGCGCTTGGCATATCGGATAGTGAGCAAGCATATACCATTAATCCTGTAAATACCGTCTCCCAGTCAAGCTCTAACGCCTTGCATATCGCCCGGACAGCACAGTCACCTACACGATTCCCGGCTGGATTCGGATTAAAATATACCCATCTTTCCATATCTACCTCACTTTGCCCTCATAAATCTTTTTGCCCCTGCATTTGCCCTGGACTGCTGCTTATATCCAAAGTCTGCTACCTTGTTTCGGTAATATTGTGCTACAAGGTTGTTGTCCTGGCAGAATTTATTGTATGCCTTATTCTGTTCAGTCAACTTAAAAGCCATTCGATCATATTCTGATCTAAGTTTTTCTTTTTCAGAGTCTGGTATATCGTCTGAGTTGATTTCTTCGTTCTTCATTATCAGCTGGCGTTTAGTTGCTCTAATAGAGCGCTCCATACCTCGCTGCTTCTGGGTATCTTCGTAGATCTTCTTATTCTCTTCAGAATCAATCTTGTGCTCGTCTGCCCAGGGATTCCGCAATCCTTTTGCCCATGGTTGGTGACTATGCTTACAATTCCACCCATGCAGTCCGTGCGGATCCACAACGGTTCCTTGTCCGGTTTTCGGATTTATATCATATCCGGTACTCTCCAAAAGATTTGGATATCCCGGTTCCGATCCAACTATTGAGTAAGGTTTTCCCTGCCAGGACGAATGATCTCCGCAAGGAGGCTGTCCTTTCTGTGCTGTTCTAGCTCCCAGATGGGCTGATACGAGGACGTAATTTGTCTTTGCCTGCACAATATACTGATTAGTGATCTGCGCCGCTGTCTGGTTCATACTTGTTACTACGCAGCACCTCACAGCTGCTTCAAGGGTTCTTTTTGCGCCGCTTGTTGGATAATCAACCATAATTCCTTTTTTGGCATAATTGTCCAACACATCACAAATTGCAGAGGTGTAAGATTGTACGCCGGAAGTAACACGGATATCGGATTTATCCAGCAGATTAATTAGATCACGTTGAGATTGATTTATGGTCGTCTTGCTTAGATTGCTAAGCTCTCCCAATGTCTTTTTAAATTCTGCATCCATCACCGCTATCACTTCTGGATTTTCCAGTGGCGGACTTATATTTTCATCAATCCCCAAAAGAATATCTTTATCATTATTCCAGGATGTCATCACGGCATTTTGCAGGATCCGTCTAAGTTCTGGCTGTGTCATTTTTGTAAGCTTCTGCAGTTTCTGTTCAATCTCCGCTCCGCTTTCTCCCATTTGCGTGAGCTTCCAGATTAGCCGATCAGCTGTGGCAGTCATTCCGCCAGTCTGGAGAATACGCCTGGAAATGTCCGTCATTATAAAATCTTCCAGTTCCTGATAAATCGCAAGGATCTTTTTTTCTTTTCCGTGGAAATACTCTGGGGGAAGCATTATTTACCACCTGCCGTTTCTTTTACAAGCTGCACCCAATCAGATAGATGTTCCTGCTTAGCACGCTCAAACCAATGGTCGGACGTCCCTGGTGTATGATATTGTAATCTTCTCCCTGTTGGTGATTTTTTAGGTGGAGATGTCCATCCAATAATATTGCCTTGTGCATCCTTGAGCGTAATATTCGGCCCGTATACCTCACCCATGTACAGATAATGAGCGTAAGGAGTATTATATTCAATCTCTCCGCCATCAATTCCCTGTGGATATCTTACGCTACTTCTCAATGCTCCTTGCTGGAAAGGTACATAAGGCTCGCAGTCCGCTACAATCCGCATATTCAGTTTCATTTGAGCTTCTTTCAAATTAGCATCAATCCGCTTTGTATCGAATTTTATATGTACATTTCCAACATGATTATTGATTTTCATAGGCTATTCATCCCCAAATAATCCGCTTGTTTTGTTTTCCGCATTTAAATCCCTCTTTTTTTTTATTCATCATCAAATAATCCTTTTTCTTGTGTACTTTCTGCTTCTTTTTGCATTGCCACAGCTTCTTCTTTCGTCATTCCTTCAAACTTCACGAAGTACATCCATGCCGGAACCTTACCAGTGGTCACATACTGCCACCATCTTGCACGGTCGTTTTCACGCACATATAGGATGTCTCCAAAATCATAATTGACTTCATAAGCTCCGACAGGTGCAAGTCCGTACAGATCAGCGTAGACGTTCAATGCGTAAATAACTTCATCTAGGCAAGACTCTAACTTATCCCTTACATCCTTGACGAACTGCACTGTCCTCTGTTGTTCCGCTTCTACTCCTGTGGCTGTCTGAATGCCGCTAGATTCGTTAAATACAAAATATCCGTTGGAGAATCCAATCTTATATCCCAACTGGCTTAAAAGGGCATTTATGCCGCTTATACGGGTATCCGTGTTTAAAATCGGATTGATTTCTTGATAAAACTCTTTTTCATCCTGTCCGAATACATTTTTCACATAATCCGGCAAACTCATTTCTGAGCATCTGTGTTCCATTGCCTGTGGCGTCATAGCGGAAACAGGCGAGCCACTTGGCATCAGCAGCCGGTCATCTGCTAGAACAGTCCGCTTAGAATCAAGAATTTCTTTTGCATTTCGGCTGTATGCAATGTCCAGGTCTTTTAACTCTTCGATAGCTTCGGCAAATATCGGAAGTCCGAGTGGTGTGCTAATATCCACATTGTTAGCCTGCGGTGTCCTCAGTACTCCGTACAGAGGTCCGTCCAGCTTCTCACCGTTTGCCTTGAGAATTGGTGGCGTGTCTGCCATGAGGTCAGCCCACTTGGTCTGTTTAAGGTCAATCTTATCGCCGATGCTTTGAGGGGATTTTGACACATAGGCTCTGTTGGAAACGTAGTACGGATAGGTTGTCGCTCCGTCCACGGTGGTCTCGACAAAACGATGATACTCAAGCCTTGTGTAGTATTTCCGTCCAACAGTATAAGAATCTTTAAATATGATTCCTTTAATTTCCTGATTGTCGTAATCCACAATCATCACGTCTGCCGGAGTGAATACGTCAAGGCTCTCACCGTTTGTCTTAATAAATACTGTTCCATAGGCACAGCCATATTCTACCCAGTGCCGGATTTGAAAATATACCTTGTCAATCTGTTCCTGTAGCCACGTAGCCCTTGCAGAACCATCAATCTGAATGCCGATCGCCAATGTTGCGAGCCTGGCAGTCTCGGAACACACGGATTTAGCAAAATTAATCGTCTTGATATTATTCTTATCATTTAGCCAGTATGGAACGCCTCGATATATGTTTGCACATTTATTAATCAACGATTCCATCTCTGGGAACTCTGCTGCCTGGATATTAAAGTCCTCTTCGGCTTGTTTTTTGAAAATCATGTTAAACCACCTTTTTAGTGTTGTTATAAGTCCCATTTAGTCACCTGTCGCTATCTTCTTTCCGCACATCGGACAATAATTAAGGTCAAACGGTCTGGAAGTAATGCTTCCTTTTCGGTCTTTCATGTACATATACAACATACAGCCGTATATATATTTGTTCTTCTTGTATTCTGGATTATCATGGCATTCTTTCCAAGAAGCTAATTCATCACAAAATTTACACATTATGCACTATGCCCCCTTCTCATCGACAATGGACTTGTCGCATACCTGAGAGAATCTATCCAGTGATCGTTGCCATCTGGATAATCTGCAATCACTTCTCCATTGCTATCTACTTCATGTTCATAATTGATAATTTCCTTGTATGCTCTAGGCGTTCGTGCCGGATCAATGACTAATGTTCGGCACTGTAACCACTCAAAAGTATATTTGCGGCTTCCCGGTGTAACAATGGCCCTACGTGCTGGAAGCCCTGCATCTCGGAAGTCAATAATACTTTCTTCTTCATCAACTCCGCAAGATATTGAATAATCGTCATATCCTTTTTTCTTTATCTGGTTAGCCATTTCCTTATTTCTTATCTTGGAGCCTCCAAGCTCGTCTAATAAAAAAACTTTTTCCTGATTAGGAACATAAGCTACACGAAGAAATGCTTTAGGATCTGGATACCACCCCCAGTCCTGACCCTGGTAGATGCTTTGAAAGCTCTGAATCTCTTCATCTGTAATTTTTCGAATTTCTAACAGTTCGAAAATATTTGTTCCAAGTCCAACCGGAAGTCCTAAATATTCATGGTCGTAAGCTCTCTGATTTGTCTTTCTCAAATGTTCCGCATCATCAATAAATTGCTGTCCAAGCCATTCAATAGGGACTGATCTATAATCGCTCTTGTGCCTGTAGCTGTCAGCTCTTGGCTCTTCTACGTACACGTTTGCCCAGTTGCTTCGGCTGATCGGTGGATTGAACGTCTTAAATACTTCAAATTTGCTTCCTCCACGAAGAACAGACTGTTGAACTGTACGGATTTCTTCAATTCCGGCAAACTCATCAAGTTCCTCAAACCAAAGGTACTTGAAATATCCTTTTTTTACTTTTATGGACTTTGTTTTCTTAGCTTTATCCAGTCCTCTGAATATGATCTTTTGTCCTGTTGGCTTATACACATATTGCATAGGACTTAAACTGTCAGCCCATAAATCACTTACTCCAAGCGCATCAATCCCCCATGCGATCTGTTCATACACAGATTCTCTGAGCGTATTACCGACTTTCCGAAAGATTACAGCATTTGACATTAAGCCATTCTCTGCATCCTGCATCATCTGAAACGGAATCATGACGCCTACAAAAGATGATTTTGTGGATCCGCGTCCACCGTACAGATCATAGTAAGTGTGTTTGCCATCTAAAATATCCCAAAACGCATTGTAAAATGCCGGTGCTACAATCTCATTCAGCTTGATAGCATTACTTTCCATCCTGTTTCTCCGGTCTTGGAATATTGTTCACAATCGTAATCTTTCCGTCTCCGAAATCATCATTTTTCTTGTCAGCGTCCCAACCCTTGAAGTTGTTTCTAAGACTAAACTGAGCACCATTGGAACCATCACGATCAAACAGTCGTTCTTCTGCATACTGTTCTACTCTGGCTTTCGCGCGCGTAATCGTGTCAACAAACTCTGGTTTTGCTTGATAGTTTAAAAGAGCCTGTCTGCTTGTAAATCCAAGGGCCAGAGCAAGTCCTGTAACGGTCGGAGGATGAACGTCTACAAAAACTGGAGACCCGAATTTATTAAACATTTGTTTGCCTTTGCTATCAGTTAAAGGATATCCTTTACAATACTCAAAATATTTTTCGATTTTTTTTTCAATTTCATCCACCGTTTTATACATGGGTGGTTTTCCCATTGGCATTCCCACGTTCTCACCTCCAAACAAAAAACTGCCACATATGGCATATAGTCATAGATATATACTATATTACCATACATGGCAGAAAAATTTGTCCCCACATTTTAATATTAATTGTAATATTATATTTCTCTTAGTTTTCTTAGCGTATCATAAAACATAGCCATCGCCTTGCGCTTGTATGCGTAGAAATCATCTCGCTTTGCTGGTATGTACTTTGTCTTCATAATACGATCATAAGATTTGCTTGTTACAATAGATTCGTACACCAAAAGTTCAATTCCTGGAGGGCAAGAACTTATGCAGCAGTGTAAAATATCATGTCTCTGCTCTGGCGTAGCTTTTTGACATATATCCTTTAAACGGTTAATGTCTTCTGGATATACGCCAAAATCAACAAGTGACTTTTGCCTGGTACGCATATCATCACCGCCTTTTTATTGCTATTTACGCTTGCCACCAAAATGTGCAACCAAGAAAATAGTGCCAAATGATCCGAATATTATTCCAAATGTAAATGCTATTAAACTATCAATCATTCTTCTTCATCTCCTCCAACTTCTTTTTAGCTTCTTCACGAGAAAAATAAACCTTTGCTTCTTGCTTCTTTTCTAAAACTCCGTTAATAATTTGTAAATGAAAGCCTTTTTTATCAATATGAAAAGCATCCACTTTGTGTTCTACGATTCTAAGAGGTTTTCCTACAATATCATACATTGTATCTCCAACCTTACACGGTAATCTCACAAGCAAGCCCTGCTCTTCCAAGTCTTCATAGTCAGCAAGTTTTTTAAACACTTGTTGGATATAGCAATTCTTGCATCCATCTACTTCGTTTTTACAAAATGCTTCGCAAGTTTTATTCCCAACGCCAATGATATATGTGCATTCATCGTCTGAATAATCTGTTAATCTCTCCATCTACTTCACCTCTTTTACTTCTTGATATATAATTGCCATATTGAAATCACTTCTAATGAACCTTAATGTCAGTTTATGATTTACAGCATTTCCAAGTTGATCGTAAATCCAGTACATATCCTCTTGGTCAAAGTTTGTACCCAGATATCTGTTAAGACTCGATATCAGTTGTTCTCTCCATTCATTGTTCATTTTAGGTGAACTGTATGGTTTTCCTTTTGCCATTAACCTTGAACACCATTCAAGTAGCTTGCAGATAATATCTTCTTTATCGGTGCAATTCTTTGCTGTAAAATATACATTTTCTTTTTTGGAAAGAATTATTTCTCCAAATCTGTTTATGTAGCTCCCTGGGAAACATTCCATAAGATTAAAAATTTCATCAGTCATCTATTTCACCTCTTTCAATTTCTCCACCGCCTTTCACAATTTCATCAATTATTGCATCTCCTTCTATGCAATATTTTTCAAATAAATAATTCTCTAATTGCTCTACAACCTTGTCCACATCAAAAGCTGTCGGCTGCTGCTTGACGCATTTTATTGCTTTCACATAACCTGTATACATTGAATTAAACAAATGAAGGACTTCTTTATTCATCTGTTTTTCTAATAACTCAGCATCGATTAGTTTCATATTCCTCACACTCCTCCGCATATTCATAACTGTCCATATCATCACATCTGCACTGGCAGGAATCCTGTTTCGTACAGCAGATGCAGCATTCTGTTTCAGCGTCCGGGCAGTCTAATTTAAAATATCCCATTAATCCAGTCTCCCTCTTTCTCGAAGTAAATGTATCTACTGTTTTTCTTGACCGGCTTTGATGTATCAATACAATACTTTATCTCGAGTAAAGCCTGCCAAGATTTAAACTCTTTTAGCGTGACCTTGAATCTGGTGTAGGCCTTCCCGCCCTTTTTGAAAATTGACATTTCCATGTTCAATCCTCCTTATATGGTTCTGGAAGTGGCATCCAGGCATTGACAAACAAATTAAGTTCAAGAAAACTTTCGTCCTGATCTCCGACTCTGAATGTGCCTCCACCTTCATCATCAACCGTATATCTTCCGATTGCCGGAATATCGCAGTTATCAAGTAATATAGCAATATATTTGTCCGGGTCTGGCATCCTCTCACCGACCGGAATCCAACCATTTTCTTTCTCGTCCTGTTCCAGATCATCTTTAAGCTGCTCAAGCATTTCCAGAACATCCGCAACATAAAGTCCATCGTACTTACCGTACTTTGAATACTCATCTTTGTACTGCTTTAATCTGTCTCTGACATGATTCATGCAACCACCTCCGAATCCTCTGGTATCTGATAATCAATATGTCCGTTTACATAGGCTTCCTGAATCATATCCAGTACTTTCATGGCTTTTGCTTTGGTAGAATATTCTCCGAGCAGATAAGTACATCCGGTAGTGTATGATGTTATAGTTGTTTTTACAGATCCTTTCGTAATTTCAATTCCTGCCAAAGTATTAAGATTAATCAATATTTCGCTATCCTGACTTCTGATTAACATTTTGTGTCCTCCTTGTAATCCTCGATCGCAGCTATCTTATCCTCGTACATTGCAATTGCGTTTTTAAGTCTGCGAATCTCATTATTGACTCTTTCCAAGAATGCTTCTTTTGCGAACTGATAATTAGGTTTTTCCAAGACAATGTACGGTCCTAAAGAATCAGATATTTTCCCAATATTTTCTTTTTTCACGCATCCTATGCCATAAATTCCTTTCGGAAAATGTGTTACTGCTCTGTACGTCTTTGGTTTCTCAATTACCTCACATTCCTCAACTCTGACTTTAAAAACAGCGTCTCCGAATGTTCTAGTTTCCGGATTGAATTCTCTGTCACTGTCTAAAATGTAGAAATATAATTTCATTGCCATCCTCACTTTCCCCATGTAAGCAACTGACACGCTATCAATTTAGATTTACGTTCATTTTTCTTGCCATGGCTTCTATAACTGTCACTGTTACGCCGTTTCCTGCCTGCTTGTATAACTGGCTGTCAGAATTTACGAACTGTGCTTTCTCAAAATAATCATCAGACCAACCTTGCAGCCTAAAGCATTCACGCGGTGTCAGCTTCCGGATTGCTATGTAGCATTGATATTTTTCGTACCACACTGCATATACCGTTAATTCTTGTGATACCTGCACAAATATTCCTTGATTGCATGTTCCATTTGGCACACAATTAAATCCAGTAGGTTCAATCGCTACGCCATGTCTGTCTTGACTTGTAAGCGTAAACATTGGCTCGCCATCTTCTTTGAACCTTCTTCCATTCTGACGTTTTTCTGCACGATCTGGTGTCAATACTGGGATTGCAATCTTATTTCCCTCTCCTTTATTTGTTGTTAAAGTAGGGCTTAAGCCAGTCGAATCGTACACATTTCCGTTCATTCCTTTTCCTGACGGGTTCACATTGCATACTACTCCGACACTTCTAGGCTCTTTATAATCTCTGCTTGTTAGTGTTGGACAAATATTTTCATATATGCGTGCTTTTCCATCTTGACCAATATAACTTGTATCAAATAATATGGATACTTTGGGTTCTGTATTTCCTCCCGGCTTCGTACTGATTGTTGGTGCTAATCCATTGTCACTATAAACTCTATCTCGCTGCGAATTTCTACCATTAAGACAACCAAAAAGATTTAACGAAACACTATTTTTTCCGTCTGTTCCTTCGATAGGAAATACTTTTGTGGTACTTCTCCCTCTAAGATGTCCGACAATGAAGCACCTTTCTCTGTTTTGTGGGACTCCAAAATCTTTGGAGTTGAGCACCTGCCATTCTGCATCATACCCCCACTGCTCCATTTCAATGAGCAGTCTGGCGAAATCCCATCCTCCATTAACACTAAGCAGATTTTTAACGTTCTCAATGAAAAGGTAAGTGGGTTTATCTTCTTCTTTGAGTTGTCCGACAAGGTACATAACTCTGAAAAACAGGCTTGAACGGTTTCCTTGAAATCCAGCTTGCTTTCCTGCAACGGATATGTCCTGACAAGGGAATCCGAAGCACCAGCAATCTGCTTTTGGAATGTCTCCGGCATACACTCTTCGAATGTCATTTGCATACCATTCTCCATTTCTGTATTCCTCCTTTAATATTTCCTTCTGTCTTTTCTTGATAGGAATATCTTCCAATGTCTTTCGCTGCTCTTCTGTCAGTAAGTGCATTGAGATGTAACTCGCAGTAGCAAATTTATCGAATTCGCAAAAACCAACACATTCATGCCCCGCTAATTCCATTCCCCTGCGAAATCCTCCGATTCCTGCGAAAAAATCTATAAATTTCATTTTAAACTCCCATCTTCTTAACCAGATTCTTATTCATCTCATCGAATCTTACATCTGTGTTCTTTTCAATGTCCTGTATCATGTTCAGAACGCTCATTTCGCCCCTGTTTGCCATTTCAACATACCCATTGGCAGTTCTTACCACATCCAGTAATCGTTTCGTAGAAAAGCCATATAAACGCCTCAGAGCCATCATCGTTGTGACAGTGTTGATCGTATTGCTCCAATCCTCACCAACGGTAAAACCATCTTCATAGGCTTTCTTTTCCATTTCCTTAAGCTCTTTCTGGCAGTTCTGGATAGACTGCGCAAACATATGAGCCTGCTGATTCGTATACGGAATGAATGCTTTCTTTTTCTGCTTGATTTTTAACTTTCCCATCCGACAGCCCTCCTTATTTTGCCTGCCAGAGCATCAAATTCCATCAACATCCTCATATCGTTTTTATTTGATTTGCAGATTGTGTCCCGCCCATCGTACACAATCGCATATCTTTCATCGAGCAGACAGGACGAATAAACTGCCCTTGATACCTGCCTTCTTGTTTTTTTCAGTCAACTCTGAAATCTGATTAATGGTCATTTCCCCAACATATTTCGTTCCGTCATATACGTCATAAAGTTTCATTTTATCACCTTGCTTATCTTTCTTATTCCGTACCCAACTGGAGTATATGCTCTGTCGGTACTAGGGTGATTTGTTCTGAGCAGGTCATCATCAATCAACTGATTGATATGTTTCCAGACCGTAGCTCTCCCGGCATCTACCTTTTCAGAAATCTCTGTGATTGACGGTGCATATCCAACCAGTTTGATATAACTGACGATATACATATAGATTTCTTTTCTAAGAGCCTGTCCCTGTTCGTATTTATTCTTAGTGTTGTACATTCTTTCTCACTTCCCTCTGCTTAGAATCTAATAATTTATTAAAAGCAACTAGACAATTCTTAATAAACTGTTTATCATTATCATCAGGACACATTTCCGCATACTCTCCAAGTTCTATCAGACGATCAGTGGCCTGCTTAGAATATTCGTCTGTAAGTTCGGCTGAATAGAAATCTTTTATAGCTTTCCAAAATTCAGTCATAAATTTTTGAATATACGGAATATCCTTTGCTTCTACTTTTATTTTTATCATCTCCTTTGAATATTGTATACAATATACTGTATACGCTCTATTTAATTTTATTTTAT